ATTAGATACCACCCTCATGAGGGAGTTCCTGACATGGATATCATCCATGCCGGCAGCCCGTTTTTTCAGTCTAATCGCGTAGATGTTGATCTAGGCGAGACTGAAACGCTTGAATATTTCACCGGCTTTGGAGTAAGACCAACCGCTTACAACGCTAATTCTACGTTGACGGGATTTAAAGCACATATGCTGCGCCTTATGGGCATCGCTTACAACGATGCTGTCGCCGATGTCTATTCTGATTATGTAGAAGCTTTAGAGGAATACGAAGATTTTGCTGGGACTGTTGGTGAGAACGAGTTTAGCAGCGGGGTTGGAGATACACCATGGGATGGTTATACCGGAGATCCTTCCTTTGGGTATAACCGTTACTCATCTCTAGACAGTAAATTGATTCTTGAAACAAGAGGTGGTAATTAATGGCGCTTAAAGAAGATAGTTTAATCACCCTATTCATCATTGACTCAGGTAAGTCCCGTGCCGAAGTCTGGGGTGGACGAAGGTATTTTGTGTCCTCTGAAGAGTCGGGGGGTAAGACAGTCGAATATGTTGATGAAAAACAAACTGTCAATACTTTTACTTACAGTCCCTTACCCATTTTCTTTTCAGGCGTTGAAATCTCCGGAAGCAACAAGTTGCCTAGACCGAAATTAAATATCGGTAATGTAGACGGTAACTTTTCCAGACTTTCTAGTGTCCTAGAAGATTTTATTGGTTTTAGGCTGGTTCGTATCAGGACATATGCAAAATATCTCGTCAAGGTTGACGGCGTTACACAGGCAACAGCTGACAAGACTGCACATTTCACACCTGAGAGTTGGTACTTTGAGCGCAAAATAGACGAAAGCAAGCTCGGCATTACATTTGAGCTATCTTCTGTGTTCGATGTCGAGGGCTTGAAAATCCCTAAACGTCGTATGTATCCGAATTTCTGTCCCTTCGACTATCGAGGCGCCGACTGTCAATACGCTGGCCAGGCTGTTCCTTTAATTGAAAACGGCGTTACTGTTGCCGACGATGGCTGTCAGAAGACTCTAAAAGCCTGCGAAGAGCATTTCGGTATTGGTAACACTCTGCGTTTCGGTGGCTTCCCTACCGCTCAAAATTGATATGGACCCCTCTCTGTTTGAGCAGCTGTCTGAGTACAGCCTCTCAGTGGCCCCTGAAGAGGCTTGTGGTTTTATTGATGGTAATACCCTAAAGCCCTGTCGTAATGCTGCTGAAGACCCCCTGATCGGCTTTAGAATTGACGCTAAAGACTATCTCGCATACAACACAGATACGATCTTTCATTCGCATCCTGTAGGCACCAATAGTTTTAGTCAGCATGATAAATCAATTGCATTTAACCTTAAGTTGACTTCTTTTCTGTATATCAGCGAACTCGACCGCGTTGATGTACTTCATCCGGACGGCGAGGTGTTCACCTACGAAAGAAATACCCATGGAAATCCAGCTTGAGGGTCTACTAGGCCGCCGCTTCGGACGTACACATAAGATTACAGCCCGGTCACCTAAGGAGGCTGTCCGTGCTCTCTGTCAGTTAGTTCCTGGTTTCCGTGAGTTCATGACCTCTGCGCATGAACATGGGATCTATTTTCAGATGCAGACTGAGCACAAAGATGCATGTACTTATGACGACTTTGACTTCGGCTGTCAGAAGTTCATTCTTGTTCCTGTGATTTCAGGTTCCCTTTTCGGGGATAAGGGAATGATGGGGGTTCTAGTTGTTGTTGGTCTGGTTCTTGTTGCTCTTGCCATACCTGGATTTGTCTTTACTTTCGGCGGGGCGGGTACTCTATCGGCGGCTATTCAGGCGTCAATGATCACAACAGGCCTTGCGCTGATTACAACAGGCATTGTTGGATTGTTTACGCCAGGTATTGTTCAAGACAATAAAGAAGAAGGATCAGAAACTGAAAAGGCTATCTACGGGGGTGCTGCTGCCACTGCTGCTAGGGGTACACCAGTTCCTTTGTTGTACGGCGAATTTCTAGCAACTAACATGCCGGTCATCTCTTCTTATATTGATGACAATGAAGGCAACCTTCTTTGCGCTATTTCCGAAGGTGATATTGAAGGGATCCCTGAGGGTCGTATTGGCCGAGATGTCTATTTCAATGGTCTAAGATCTAGCTCTGCCAACGTTAATGATATTCATGTAACTGACGGAACGCAGACGAATCCAGTTATTACAAATATCAAGACTGCCGGATTTCATATCCCCGTAAATGCAACCTTGGCTGCCACCGATGAAGGTACTGCTAATCCCTCAGTTCAGCGAAGTTTTATACAGCCTTATGCGGACAAAATGAAGGTTCGTATTACAAGAGGCCCCTCCTATGCAAAAAGGCAATCGGTTGCCAACGAATCAAAAACCTTTAGGACAAATTACTTTGGTTATGCGGATACCTTACATAGTGATTACGAAAATGATGATGATGACTTTGATCCAGTCGTTGGGGCATTAGCCTATGTTCTTCAGGTACGAAATGGAGATGGCGATCTTATTCATTCTGAGGAAGAGAATTTTGCTAACACTGTTCTAAAAACAAAAAAGGAGAAAATTCACACGTTTGATATTACCGATGAACCAACTCCCATCAGCGTTACGCTAATTCGAACTGATAAGGGAGATCCTGCCGATCCTGATACATTTCGGGGCGGTGGTAATAATTACTCGTTCCAGTGGGTAAAGGGTGACATCACCTTAGTCTCTATTGACACTACATGGAATGAGCGCTTGCTGTATCCCAATACAGCGCTTCTCGGTGTCGAGTTCACTACTGCTGATTTTGCTCAGATGCCCTCTGTACAGGGTCTTTTTAAAGGGCTGATCGTACCGAATGTTGATAGTGCTCTCAACGTCTCTTATGCATACTCCAACAACCCAGCTTTTATCCTTCTCGACTTGTTGACCAATCCTCGGTATGGTCTCGGTGAGCGCGTTTATACGACCACAGGTCCAACTCCAGAGGAAAGACATACGCCTGGCATTCGAATTGAAGATATTGACCTTGCGGCATTCTACAAAGCTTCTGTCTATTGCCAGGAGCAGAAGATCACCTTTAATGGTTACTTCACTAGGTCTGGCGACGCTTTAGATCTTATTCGCTCTGTAGCAGCGTCCTTTCATGGCTCACTCCTCTATATCGGAGGTGTTGTCACCGTCGTTTTAGATAAACGGCTTACAAACACGGATGCGACCCAATATCGTCTATATTCCGAGTCGAATACGATACAGGATGTAGATGATGATGGCACCATCAATACTCCCTGTTTCACATACGAAGGTACAGCAAGAAAATCACGCACTACTGCCGTAGAAGTTAGTTTTATTGACCCTGGTCTTTTTTATCAGGAGTCAAAGGAAGTTGTAGAAGATATCGCCTCTATTCAGCGGTATGGTTACAACCAAGTTTCTGTTAAGGCTATTGGATGTACTGACCGGGAACAGGCGCGGAGGTTCGGGAAATATGTCCTTGGCTCCAACCTATTCAATACCGAGACTGTTGTGTTCAGAGTAGGTAGTGAAGGCGCTCTGCTAATCCCCGGCGATATTTGTTTAATCGCCGATCCACTCAAGACGCAAATTACATCAGGTGGTCGTATCAAAGATGTTTCTCCTAACTCGATTACCACTGATCGCGCAATTACAGGTTTCGTCGAAGGATCTGATACGTTCTATTTATATACCTATGGCTCTACTGGAATAGCTCAACGTAACCTTGTTAGCGACATTTCAGGAGACTTCATTGAAACCGTAAGCAATTTTGATCTTATGCCTCAAGCAATGCAGCAGTGGATCTTAGTCGATGAATCCGATGAGAATAAGTTTAAGCGTTACCGCGTACAAAGCGTCAAGGAAGAAGACGGACAATATGAGGTTGTTGCCGCACTCTATTCAGACAAAAAGTTTGATCTTATTGAGGCCGTTGCTCCTTCTTATGATTCCGTTAGACGGTTTCCATCTAGCCGGAGCCCCGCTGTCAATAGATCATCCATCGCCTTCTCTTTAAAGGACGAGACATCATGACAATCGTAGTATGCGAGTGGGAAGAGCCTACTGTCATTCCCTATGCCGCTCTCGATGTAATTGTTCCAGGTGGGTTTTTCTCAATTCCTCGCTCTGACCCTAACATTCTGTTTTATGAGTTTGAGCGTTTTGACGAGGTTAATCAGGTCTTCCTGCATGTAGGAAATTACCGAACGCCCCGCGCTGAATTTTCTCCTGAATCTTTGGAAAACGCTAAAGTTAGAATACGAGCAATCCTCAGAGACGGTACACCAACGCCGTTTGTTGAGTCCGGAAACTTTCAGCTGTACGGAACGATTTTTGACTTCCAGCGGCCGAATTCACAAATTTTACTCTCATTTATCTAATGGCTCTTTACGGACGCGACGCGAACGGCTCTGATGCCTATATTCGCGGTACTGGGTCAGGCACGACAGCTGATGGGTATTTGACATTTCACGATGTCTTTTCCGACGAGATTAAGTTTGCTTCGTCTACGTTGACCGCCTCCGGCGATCTTGTAACGGCAGTCGCAAGCAAAAAGATCCGCGTTATTAGCCTTACATTGAGTTCAAGTGCTGCTTGCACTGTCAAGTTTCAAAGCAATGCCGCCTCTGACATCTCAGGTCTCTTCACCATGCCTGCTGATGGTCAGGTCCACGCTTCCAGCGAGTTCGGTCTCTTTGAGACCTCTATTGGCCATAAATTAAATGCTGTGATCACCGGAACTGTGAACCTTGGTGTGACGCTTGCTTATCGCGAGGTGTAACGTGACAAGGGTCTATGGCCAGTTATTCGATGATGGCCGTGCAGGCAACCTTGTAATTAAACCCTCCAAGCCCTTTTTTGGAGTTGCCAGGCATGAGCAAATCTACCCTGTTACTGACGGTCGTATTGATCTGCAGTTAACACCCACTCCCCCGGGCCATTTTTACTTAGTTGGTTTCAAGCAAAAGGGCGACGTTCGTCGCACTGACTTCACGCTCAAGTGGAGAATCCCCGACGTCTCCGAAGTCGATATTAGTAGCAAGAAAAGTGAACCAAAAAGTAAACCTTTATTCAACAATCAGTCTAAAGTTTTAATAAACTCTCTCCTTGTTAAAACTAAGGAGTTAGAAGCTACTCTAATTGAGAAAGACCGGCAGATTTCTGGTTTATCTGCTTCGCTCAGCCTATCCAAGCGCGATAACGAGTCTCTCAGCAAGTTACTTGACCAGGCTATTGTCTCCAGAGAGCAAGCCCTT